CGTATCTGTTAGCATGACCATGTCGTAAAGCGCGCTCAGGAGCGGGATATCATTAAGCGGAAAAGAAAGGGCGAGTAATGGCTAAGGACCTTACCAAGTCTTCTGGTCCGAAGAATGCCGTCCGACAAGTGAAGGGGCCGGGGATGAACCTCGGCCTCAAGAAGCCTCGGAAAGGTTATATTCCGAAGCCGAAGCCATATAAGAAGCCGCGAGAGTTGAAAGATACGTCTTCCGGCGGTAAAGCAAGTTCCTACCTACCTGACTTTGGTGGGATCGGAAGCGTCCAAGCCATGAAGCGTGGCAAGGGCAAATAACTCTCTTGCAAACTCTGAGGTATCATCATGGTTATGACCAACAATTCGAAGCCTTCGTCTAAGACGAAGGAAAAGTCTGAGAAGACCGGCATGGGTGCCAAGGGCGGCACCACGAAGATGTTCGGCAAGTCGGGCGCGGCTCCGCAGGAGTCCGGCGTTTCGAACCGCTCGTCTTTGGCCCCGGCCAACAACTCCGCCATTAAAGGTGGCCGCTCCGGTATCATGGGTAAGCAGCGCAACGCTGCTCCGTCTCAGCCCGGCAAAGTCAGTTCTGCCTGCGCTGGCGGCGACAACACGTTTAAGGTATCGGGCGGCAAAGGCCACATGGCCGGATTTACCCCCGCTGCCAACGCCAAGCCCCGCTAAACCTTACTTCGCAAAGTAATCAAGAGGTAATTTAAAATGTCTGCACGTAAAGCCTATGTCGACCTGAGCGACATTTCGAACTCCATCGCCGACCTCTCGGGAACCGTCAACGGCCTCACCGCCGCTGGTGCAAACCAGGGTGCGGCGCTCGCGCTGGACTATACGACGTATCAGCGCGTGACCACCGTCGCCGCTTCGACCGGCGTTCGTCTCCCCGCAGCCGTAGCTGGCGCTAACATTGTTGTCTTCAACATGGGCGCGAACGCTCTCGCGGTGTATCCCTCGACCGGCGAAGCCATCAATGCCCTCTCTGCCAACGCTTCTTTGGCTGTTGCGGCGGCAAAGGGCGCAGAGTTCGTGTGTTGCGTCAATGGTTCGTGGAACGCGCTGGTAGGCGCTTAAACGAACAGGAGACTTCGATGGCTGATACCCCCAAGCGCATCGACTACAAGAAAAGTCCTGCCCCGAAGCCTAATTCGAGGCAGGACATCAACTCATATTCGGGGATGGGTAAGGGCTTGAGCACCAAGTCGCTGACCATTTTTGATATGAGCAAGGGTGATAAATGACCGCCGACCGGGAGTTAATCCTTGCCGCCGCTCGAGTCGCCCGCGCCTCCCCTGAGGGCTGGAAACAGTTCTTAGGAGCTTTCCGCGCATATGCTGATCAGCACCGCGATAACTGCATCCAGTCTCCCCTCGTAACATTGCCCGTAGCCCAAGGACGTGCCCAGCTTGCTGCGAACGTCTATGGCATACTGGCGGATTGCCTTACGAGCGCAGACAAAATCGAAGGAAAACGTAAGTGAGCAACCCCGCCCAGACCCTTGCCGACGACCCCAACATTAAGCTGCCTGCCGCTGTGCGCGCTGCTGCGGCTCGTTCTAATGCCCTAGTAAATCAAATGAACGGAGCTCCCGAAGAAGTTACTTCAGAAGGTAACGACGAAACTTTAGAGAACGACGGCCAACCGCCAATGACCACTAGCTCTCAGGAGCAGGATGAGCAGCAGGCTGAGCCGACTGAGCGCTCTGGTGAAGAATCTTGGGAGCACAAATACAAGTCTGTCCATGGCCGGTTTCTTCGTTCGCAAGAACAGATCCGCGACATGGCCGACCAGATTCAGAATCTTCAGAACGTTATTGCGACGATACAGGCCGCACCATCAGCCTCTGAAGTTCCAAGTTTTAAGACCGAGCGGCTGATCACTGAGGACGAAGCCCGTGACTACGGCGAGGATTTCCTCAAGGTCGTAGGCAAAAAGGCTAAGGAAGAGATTGGTCCGATTATCAAGCAGTACGAGGCGCAGATTGCAGATCTTAAGCGCCAAATGAGTGGCGTAAGCAGCGTTGTTCAGCAGGATACTCAGAAGAAACTCATTGATTCGCTTGACAATCAGCAGCCCCAGTGGCGCGATTTAAACACCAACGAAGAATTTCTTGATTGGTTAAGGTTGCCAGATCCGTTTTCTGGTGCTATTCGTCATGACATGCTGAAGGCAGCATACGCGCAAGGCAATGCCTCCCGCGTTCTGGCCTTCTTCAACGGCTTCCTCGCTGAAGAGGCTGCCACGTCACCCGACAGGGGTGAGCCGGTCACGGGAACTAGAGTTCCCAAAGTCCCGCTCGAAACCCTGGCGGCACCGGGCAGAGCCAAGTCGGCGGCTTCCACTTCTGGACCCGCTGAGAAGCCCATCTTCACACGCGCACAAATCGCTAGTTTTTACGCAGATGTTGCTGCCGGTCGATACCGGAGCAAGGATGCGGAAAAGAACAAACTCGAGGCTCAAATCTTCGAGGCGACGCGAGAAGGGCGCATCCGTTGACAACTTCATTTTCAAGGAACGCTTAAATGGCTCTTCCAACCGCAGGTTTTCCTATTGCAGGTTCGGGTACAACCCCGCCCATCTACCCGACCGGTGGTACGGGTAACACTTTCCAATCTACCGGGTTCATCCCCGAAATCTGGTCTGGTAAGCTTGTCGAGAAGTTCTACGCCTCGACGGTTCTGTCTGCGATCTCCAACACTGACTACGAAGGCGAAATTCGTAATCAGGGCGACCGCGTGAAGATCCGCGTTAAGCCGTCGATCAGCATTCGCGACTACAGGGCCGACGGTGTGCTCACTCTCGAGCGCCCCGAAGGTTCATCGCTGACGCTGTATATCGGCAACGGCAGGTACTTCAACACGATTCTTGACGACGTCATGGACATCCAGTCCGACCTGAACGCTCTGTCTATTTGGTCTGATGACGCTGCTCAGCAGCTGAAGATCAACGTCGACACCGACGTTCTTGGCGGCATTCTTGGTGGCATGAACAACAAGAATCGTGGCACGACTGCTGGCAAGATCACTTCTTCGATCAATCTCGGCGCTACGACCACCCCGCTCGCGACGGTGTCTCGTTCTCCGTCAGTTGGTCAGGTCGAAATCCTCGACGTTATCCTGCGTCTTGGTTCGGCTCTGGACGAGCAGAACATCCCGGAAGATGGTCGCTGGATCATTCTGCCGGTGTGGGCTTGCGCTTACCTGAAGTTCTCGGATCTTCGTCAGAGCTTCCTGACCGGTGACAGCACCTCTCCGCTGCGCAACGGTCGCCTTGGCATGATCGACCGCTTCACGGTTTACTCGTCCAACCTCCTCCCCGCTGGCGTAGCCGGTGGCCTGGCGGCTGGTGAGTTTGCCCTGTACGCCGGTCACGCCCACGGCCTGACCTTCGCCTCGCAGATCTCCAAGGTCGAGACGCTGCGTTCGGAGCTCACCTTCGGCACGATTCTCCGTGGCCTTCAGGTCTACGGTTATCAGATCGTCGACGGTACCGCTCTGGCCCAGGCCATCGTCACCAAGGCTTGATCTTAAGCTGGGGGAGGGATAACACCCTCCCCCGGTCTCGTTACTTTTAGAGGTAACCATGGCGCTCGATACTGTGCAGGATTACATCGACCGAGCGCGCACGCTGCTCTTGGACACCTATAACGGCCCATATCGGTATTCTGATGCTGACTTGGTTGAGAACCTCAACATGGGGATTCTCGAGGCCCGACGCCTTCGCCCTGAGCTTTTTCTGAGCTCTTTCAGCACAACGCTTCCAGATTTTTCAGCAGCGTCTATGAACACTGCTGTACCGATCGACCCCCAGTATCGCGTGGCGTTTGTTTACTACATCTGTGGGCATGCACAGCTTCGCGACGACGAGAACGTACAGGATTCTCGCGCGGTGACGTTCTTGAACAAGTTCACGTCGCAAATGCTAACGATTCAGTCGTGAGGCTTTAATGGCAAGCGCAGACGTAACCCGGCTCATTAACAACGCTAGGATCAAGCTTCCCGGTGCCCTTGATGGCACAATGAAGCTTGAGTTTTTTGCGGTCATGAATGAATTTTTTCAGCAGACTAGCTGCTGGACTGAAGACATTGTGTTTACTGCAAATCCGACGAGCGCTGCGCCTTACAGCAATCCCAATGATTACAGCTATGAAGTGATCCCAAATGGCGGCGCGATCATCAGGCTCATGCAAGTATTTAACTCGCAGGGCTCAGGGCAGGCCGCTACCATGGACACGCCCGGCATAATCGTACTCAGGTACTCGCCCAACGTTACGGATACTTACACGGCATCTGTAGCAAAGACAGTGACTGATCCAGTTACCAGCGAGGGGTATCCTGATTTTCCAGCGTGGGTTCTCAACAAATACGGTAACGAAATCCTGGATGGTTTGCTTGGCCGCATGATGGGCCAAATTGCTAAGCCGTACTCGTCACCTCAAATGGCAATGTATCACATCAAGAGCTTTAAGGCTGGCGTACAGCGGGCAAGTGTTGAATCGTCGCATGGAAATGTATATCGTGGCCAGAGCTGGACGTTCCCGCAGACTTTTGCCAGACGTCGTCGATACAATGGTTTTTGAGTTACTTTGGCAAGTAACAGAGTAACTCGAGGAGATAGAAATGGCTGTCTACAACAAGTTCAACCAGTTCACCAAAGACCTGATCGACGGCAAGCATAACTTCTCGTCGAACACGTTTAAGGTTTTTCTGACTAATACCCAGCCGCTTTCGAACATGACGGTCAAAACCGACATGACCGAAGTCTCTAATCTTACAACTGGTGTGGCTAACGGCTACACGCTGGGTGGCCCCACGGTGACGGTAACAGCAACCACTTCTGGTGGCGTAGCCAAGGTTACAGGCGCTAACGCGGTTGTCACCGCTGCGGCTACCGCTGGTATCCAGATTGGCCCGTTTCAGTTTGCAGTCCTGTATAACGATACCGCTACAGGCGATCCTGTGATCTCTTGGTGGGATTACGGTACAGCCATTACGCTTGCACCCAGTGAAGTTCTTACCGTTGTTTTCGATGCTACCAACGGCATCATCACGGTTATCTAAGGATCGTAGCTTATGGCTATTTCGTTCAGGCACGCATTTACTTCCGGCAAGGTCGACGGTACCGACTCGACACTGATCCAGCCGTCTAACTGGAACGCCGAGCACACGCTGACTTTGGGTGCTGGTAAAGTTCTAGGGCGGGATTCGTCCGCTGGCGGGGCTGCTCAGGAACTTGCCATTTCAGTAGACCCTACACAGCAGTCCATGATCCCGCCCAGTGGTGGAACAGGCGCTAGACCGGCCACGGCTATTGCTGGCATGCTTCGTTACAATACTTCGCTGTCCGCGTTCGAAGGGTTCATGGGCAGCGTTTGGAGCAGCTTTGTCGGTTTAGCTTCTGATAATACGTTTACGGGTTCTAATACGTTTAGCACTACGGGGGCGTCTTACAGGCTCAGGATCACTTCTGGATCTGGTAACGGCAAGTATGTTGTTTACCAGACGAACGGTTCTACGCGATGGGAAGTTGGTTCTGGTAGCTCTGCTGAAACTGGTTCCAACGCTGGGTCTAGTTTTCAAATTAGCCGATACGACGATAGCGGAACGTTCATCGACAGTCCGATTGTAATTTCGCGTTCCAGCGGCTCAGTTGGCTTAAACGATGGATCTTACGTTGGTAATTCTACCGGCGCTGGTAGCTTTTTTGTTTCTGGTGCTGCTACATTTAACCGTTCACTTTATTTCCAGACGGCATTTTCTACTCGCTGGCAAATCAGGGTAGATTCAACTTCAGAATCTGGCTCTAGCGCGGGTTCGAACTTTGCTATTAACCGGTACAACGACTCTGGGACTTCCCTGGGCTCGGCGCTAACAATTAACCGCGCTACCGGACTTACGACCCTGGAAAGCCTCAGTGTCCCGTCTATTGATCTGGGAAATACAGACACGACCATCACCCGAGTATCTGCTGGCGTTGCGGCTATCGAGGGGAAAACCATCGCCCTTAACGGCACAACGGAAGTGCTGACAACTGGGTCTATAAACCTTGGCAATGCCAGTGACACCACGATCACCCGTTTCGCCGCTGGCGTTGCGCAGATCGAAGGCTACACCATCGCCGTTGCCGACACAGCGCGGTTCCACGTTGCATCGTCCTACCAGATCGGCGCGATCGCCGGGCTGGCGCTTGAGCAGATAGACGCGAACAATGCAGCTATTGACGGACTTCGGGTAACTGGTGCCGGGGCCCTCGGCTACGGCACGGGGTCTGGTGGTTCAGTTATTCAGCTTACAAGCAAAAGCACTACGGTCACTCTCAACAAAACGTCAGGGAGAATTACAACAACCAATGATGCTATGTTAGCGGGAGGCGGCGTAACTTTTCTTTTTGCAAACTCTACTATTTCTGCAACAGATGTGTTGATTGTGAATGTGGTTCACCCAAGCGACGCAAGCTATACCTCATACTATTACGAAGTAAGAGCCCATGTTCTTGCAATCGGTGGTAATGCATACATATCATTGAAGAATGTTTTTAACACTTCTCTTTCCGATGCGGTGATTATTAACTTTGCCGTAATTAAGGGAGTTACTTCTTAGTGGATGCTCCAGTTTTGGTGTGCTTTATAGTCTTTGCAATTTCGCTGTTTCTTAGGAGCTAATCATGGCTGCTGTGTACGATATAACGATCGAGCAAGGAGCCACTTTTAGGCTTTCTCTCGTTTGGAAAGACAGCAGCAATGTTCCGGTAAACCTTACCGGATACACTGCCCGCATGCAGGTCAGGCGCTCCTACACTGACACTGTTATCCAGCTTGCCATGACAACTGAGAGCGGCTCCATCACGCTAGGTGGATCAGCAGGCACAATTAATGTAGTATCTGCCGCAGCTGCAACTGAAGACATTGCCGCTCGAGCTGGTGTATACGACTTGGAGCTTATGTCTTCTGATGGCGTAGTAACTCGTCTCGTCGAAGGCAAGGTAACGATTAAACCAGAGGTGACGCGATGAGCGATACGGTCGTCGTAATTACGGAAGGCTCGCTCGACATCGTCGAAGTCATCAGTTCTGGTCCTCAGGGCGCGCAGGGTCCAATTGGCCCTCAGGGTAACGTTGGCGATGTTAACCCGGAAATGTATACGCTTCGCGATCAGGCAGCGGCTAGCGCTACCAATGCAGCTGCTAGCGCTGCTACTGCGTCTTCTGCTCAGACGGGTGCTCAAACTGCGCAGACGGGCGCTGAGACTGCTCAGACGGGTGCTCAAACTGCGCAGACTGCCGCCGCTGCTAGCGCGGCTACTGCCACTACGCAGGCGTCTAACGCATCTACGTCGGCTACCACTGCCACTACGCAGGCTTCTAACGCATCTACGTCAGCCGCCACAGCAACTACCAAGGCCGCTGAAGCGGTTACTTCTGCAAGTAACGCATCGACGTCGGCAACTACGGCTACCACGCAGGCTGGTATTGCCACGACCAAAGCTTCTGAGGCGGTTACTTCTGCAAGTAACGCTGCTACCTCCGCAACCAACGCTTCTTCGTCGGCAAGCTCAGCGTCTACCTCTGCCACGACAGCTACTACCAAGGCTAACGACGCATCGGCTTTTGCGACTAACTCTGCCAATAGCGCGTCTACGGCTACAACTCAGGCTGCTTCTGCCACATCAAGTGCCACGGCTGCTTCTACTTCGGCAAGTAACGCCTCGGGCCATTCGACACAGGCAGGCGTGCAGGCCGCCGCCTCTGCTGCCAGCGCTGCCACCGCAACCACTCAGGCTGGTATTGCAACAACGCAGGCTACTAACTCCGCGACGAGTGCTGCCACGTCGGCCACACAGGCGGGTCTTGCCTCTGGCTATGCCGCCACCTCGACCGCCAAGGCGTCTGAAGCTGCAAGCTCAGCGGCAGCCATCAACGCAACCTTCGGCAACGCGGCATCCGTCGCCGCCCTGGCCCAGAACGCACAGGCGGCAGCATCCCTGGCACAGGGCTACGCTGCCAGCGCATCGAGCGTCGTGCAGCAGGATCTGTCTGGCGTCACCGCCCAGGCGCTCCACCGCAGCCCCAACGCCATCACGGCGATGACGATCTACGACACGTCCAAGGACAGCGACGGCGGCGCGTGGACCAAGAAGTGCCAGCAGACGAGCTGGTACAACGAAGCACTGGCGGGCAAGTGGCTGGGGCCGCAGTTCAACGAGGCATTTGCTCGCTATTCCGGCGGTACTGTAGGCGCGGAGCTTATCACCAATGGTGACTTCTCCAACGGCACGACTGGGTGGACTGCGAGCACTTACGGGTCATCTACTATTTCTGCAAGCAACAATGTCTTGCGAGTAACGGAGACAGGAGCGCAACCAAATGCGGCTGCCGGACAGACGTTTCCTGTAACTTCTGGAAAGACCTACAGGGTCACGTTCGACGTTGTTTCTAATACAAGTAACGTGGGTATTGGCTGCTGGGTTGGTACTGCATATGGCGCTGCAAACTGGCTCTATTCCAATGTTACCTATGGCTATAGTTTTCCAGGTCGCTCAACATTCTACTTCACCGCTGCTGGGGCGACTGCATACTTTAATTTAGTTGGCTATTTCACGGCAGGTGGAACCTCTGAGTATTTTGAGGTGGCAAACGTCTCCGTCCGCGAAGTCACCGCGCTCACCACCGCGAGCAGGGACTACTACCAGCTCACCACTGACGGCAAGTTCTACCGTCTCTACAAGAACCTGCTCAAAGCGTCTGGAGACTTCAGTAACTCAGTCTGGGCAAAAACAGCGTCCTCAGTTGTAGCGGGACAGACTGCGCCGGACAGCAGCAATACTGCCTTCAAATTGGTCGAGAACACGGTTAACACCGCGCATGAAATCCAGCAGGGCAGTATGTTCTGCGCGACGCTCACGTACTATACGGCATCTGTCTACGCGAAAGCGGCAGGTCGCACGAAATTCCGCATTCAGATACAGACCACCACTCCTTCCGACGCAGCTCAGTGGGAGTTTGACCTTGTCGCCCTGACGGCGACGAATACCTACGCTGGATGGTTCGGCCATAGCGGAACCGTCACTGACGTAGGCGGAGGATGGTATCGGTGTACGCTCTCAGGCCGTAGCCCAGCCGCTGGCGCATTCATGCTCATGGCGCTTCAACTTTCGAATGGCGC